AGAGGCAGCGGACTTAAAATCCGCCGAGTGTGGGTTCGAGTCCCACTGGGGGCACAGGCCAGGCCCTATTTCGGGGTCCGCCATCGGCCCGCTAGGTAGCTAGATTGTCACGAGTTGTCACAACTGGCGCGAAACTCGCGGCCTGGAGCAGCGCAGGGTCCTGCGAGTGGGCGTATGTCGACAGCGTGAACGCCGCTGATGCGTGACCCAGCCACGCGGCGATCACAGCGATAGGGACGCCGCGAAGGTGCATCAGAGTCGCGCAGGTATGGCGCGCGTCGTGGAGTCGGATTAGGGCCACACCGGCCTTCGACACCGAACGTTTCCACCAGTAGGTGAGGGTGTCGGGGGTGGGGGGATTGCCCTCCTGGTCGACTACGACGTACCCGGTATCGGACCACGCGGGACCAAGCTTCAACCGCCCCTCTGCCTGACGCTTCTTCGCGGCCCGGAGGGCGACAACTAGGTCGTCCGGGATGGGTAGCGTTCGGGATGACCGCTTCGACTTGGGGGTCCCCTCAGAGATCTTCTTCGCGAACGCCACGCGGGAAGTGGAGATTGTCAACACCTGAGCGTCAAGGTCGACGTCCTTCCACTGCAACCCGCTGATCTCCCCGCGGCGTAGCCCGCACAGCGCAAGCCACCATGCGTGCGAGTACCAGTCGCCCGTCGTCGACTTCAGAAACGCCTCGACGTCCTCAGGCGTCCACGTCTTCATCTCGGGTCGCTCCTCTGCCTCCGGGAGCTTGTCGACGAGCTTCGCGACGTTGCGCACGAGCGTGCCCTGTTTGACCTCTCCCTCAAGCGCGGCCGCTAGAACGGTCAGCATGTAGTTGACGGTGCGCGCCTTCCACGGCTTGCGCACCTCCCGCTTTTCCCCGGCGAGCCCGCCGGCGCGCAGTGAGGCGATCAGTTGGTCGAGGTCTCGTCGTGTCAGCTTCTGCACCTGTATGTCGCCGAGTTCTGCGCGGACCGGTCCGAGGACCACCTTGTATCCGTTCGCTGTCGACGGCTTGAGTGCGTGCTTCGACAAAAGCCAGCTGTCGATCACTTCCGCGACGGTGGTGCCACTCGCGTGCACGTACGTCCCCTTGGCTACCCCGCTCTGGATATCAGCGAGTGCCTCGCGTGCCTCATCCTCGGTAGCGAATCGCTTTCGTAGCTGCTTCCTACGGCCAGTGTCCGGATCGGTACCGGTGTCGACAGTGAGCTGATATCGCACGACTGGCTTTCCTTTTGAGCGATTCTTCAGCTCGACCTTCTTGATCTGCGGGGGTAACTGCTGCCGTGCCATGAGTGCCTTTCCTGAGCCAAAGTGCCTGCCACGCCCTCACGATCCGTGGCGTCACGCCGAGATGTAGTGCGAGACCACTGACGTGGTGCCCGTAGATCCGTTCCGCTTCGCGGTACTCGCCCGGCGTGATGAGTAGCTGCGCGGCGTATTCATCCGCCTGCCGCTCCTGCTTCCTGCAGGCGTTCACATCCTGACTGCATAGGTGCCCGTGGTGGGCGTGGCCGAGCTCATGGCCGAGGGCTGTGTGAGTCTCGATCGCAGACATGCCGGAACGTAGAACGATGACGCGATGCGAGTGGTAGTAGCGGGCCTGTTCATTGCTCGGGATATCCCCCTCCACGACGATGAGCCCGGCTTCTGCCGCTGCGCGGTAAAGCCGTTTCAAGATGTGGTCCCTCCGAGTCTCCCCGTCTAGGGGATGTTGTCGTGATCCGTGTGGTTCTCTCCAGGGTCGCCTTCATCCCGCGTCATTGCGACGTACGACACACCTTCGAGATCGTCGAGGGTGATGTCCTCGCGTCGGGGTCGCAGTTCGTGAACGTTGTTGTCAGTGCTTGGATCTGATTCGCGGATGCGATCGACCAGCGCCTCTGCTAACTCGAGGTCTGTTGCTTCAGAGATGGTCGTTCCGTCACTGCCGGCGGCCTCGAGGACTTCGTCGATCGTTAGGTAGTCGAGGTCTAGGAGAACTTTGGCGGGGGAGAGCCCGAAGTGGCGCGACACTGCGATCACCTCGCCGGCCGGGAAGCGGTCGGATTTGCGTCGGCCGTAGGTGGCGACCGAGATGCCCGCCGCGACGGCGATCTCCTCACGCGTGACGCGTCGGCCGAGCTGCGCTTCCAGGTACTCGTCAAAGTTGATCGACATAGGCACAGCATAGGCTCAGATTTGATACTCACGCAAGAGCTTCAACCTGCATAAATGCAAATTATCTATGTCGGTGGAGGCTCATTTGTGAGCCGACACGGTTGACACTCCTCGCGAATCGGCTCATTCTTGAGCCATGAACAACACGCCTGTTATCCCGAAGCTCAGGGCTGAGCCGATAAGAGGCGCGATGGCGTCGAGGGGAGTGACGAGCTATGACGAGCTCGCCGAGCTCCTCGGCCTCAGCCGCGCCACTGTCATCCGCATCATGTGCGGGAAGCAGAACCCGACCCAGCCCTTCACCGCCGGCATCCACGTGCGACTGAGTCTGCCCTATGACCTGTTCCTCGATCACGGCGAACAGATGAGGGCGGCGGCATGAACAAGCTGCTCTTCAATGCGATTGAGGCTGCCGAGCTTCTCGGCATCGGTGAGAGCACTGTCCGTGCGCACTGGGCTGCTGGCGAACTTGGATACGTCCGACTCGGTAAGGGCCGGAAGGTCACTCTCGCGGAACTCGAACGGTTCATCGCCAGTCGCGAAGAAGCTGCGACTGCCTGACCATCAAGCACTACTCATTCCGGCCTGATCTGGGCCACCTCTAGCACCACATCTTCACCCCACGCTTCCACGTGGGTCGCCCTTTCACACCTTCATAGCGTGATGTTTCCCCTGGTGAGCGCGTCAGCTCATACACCTGCCATTGGTTTCAAAGGTGCCCAACTTGCCGTATTCCATGCGGCGGAGGCAACGCTGACGACCGATGCCACCAGGGATGCCCCACCCCTTCGTTGCGGGGTGGATGGAAATGGAAGGCCGCCAGCAGGTACCAGCTGCTGGCGGCCGATGTCCAACCAATCGCGAAAGGAGGTCGACGTGCACAACTCCACTGCACTCGCCCCCAACAGTACTGGGTCGCCATTCGATGCGATCCGCCAAGTCCGATCGGGCGGAACCGAGTTCTGGTCAGCGCGGGAACTCGCGCAGCACCTTGAGTATGAGACATGGCGCAACTTCGCCGCTGCGATCGACCGCGCAGTGATGTCCGCCAGGAACGCAAAAACCGATGTGACCAGCCACGTTGTCGGAGTCAACAAGGTGGTCGAACGCCCACAGGGAGGCTCCCTGATGGTCGACGACTACGAACTGTCTCGCTTCGGCGCATACCTGGTCGTCATGAACGGCGACCCACGCAAGCCCGCCATCGCAGAGGCACAGGCGTACTTCGCGATTCGCACCCGCCAAGCCGAGGTGGTCGAGGCGGCCATGCGAGATGAGATCGGTACCGCGAAGGCCCAGATGGAGCTTCTCGGTCTCGCGAAGGGGCTTATCGACGATCGACACCTCGAGGCGAAGGCTCGACTAGTTCTCGCTCGCGGGCTAGGTGAGGCCCCGGAGTTGGATCCCTCGACTACTCCGCTGTACGCGCAGACGTACCTCGAACAGAAGGGTGTCGCCAAGGATGAGATCAAGTCGATCTCACCGACTTTCGGGAAGCGCATCAAGGCAGCGTTCGTCCTCAAGCATGGCTGCGATCCGAAGCAGTACCCGCTTGAGACGAAGTCCGGCCAGATCCGCCCGGTCAATGCGTACACGGAGGCGGACCGCCCCTTGTTCGACGACGTCTGGAACCGGTACTACGCGAAGGAGTTGGCGGCATGACCGCGAAGCAGGATCCGCAGGTGTTGGCGGCGAAGTTGGCGTATCACCGGGCGTCGGCGGCGTTGCACACGGCGAAGGCGAATCGGATCGAAGCTGACTTGAAGGCCGCGCGGGACAGGAGCCTTCGGAAGCAGGCGAAGTTGTTGCGGCGTGAGGCGAAGCGGTTGGCGAGTGACACCGCGATCCCGGTGACCGTCTACTAGCCACCCACCTCTTCTTTCTTGACGCGAAGCCCCTTGTCGGGTTGTCGCGCAGACAACTACACCCTTTTGGAGGGTTCCATGAAGCTGTTCAACCGGAATCGTCCGGTCACTCCGGTCGATGTTTTGGCGCCGATCGCGCCGTCTGATACTCCGATCTTCGCCCGGCTTGCTGCGGAGTCGCCGCTGCCGTCGTGGGATGACGTCGAGGCGGTGGCGGCATGAGCATCACAATTCGAGCCTCTCTGTCAGTTCCTGTCGATTGCTCTCTCCGTGTCTCGGACCGGGAGCTGGACATCATGGTCGCGCACGGCGTGGATGTCACCGACGAGTTCGCTGTGGGCGACTTCTACCGCGCCAACGCCGGTCAGTCGATCGATGGCTGGTACTTCAAGTCACTGGCTGACATCGCTGAAGACTGGGAAACCCGGTACGACAACGAGGTCGAGGTCCACGACTGGTCGGTTGAGGGCGAGGCACCTGACCGATTCTGGCCTGCAGCCGGGGACGCGGCGGTGCGGCATGAGTGATCCGATCACCACGTCGAATGAGTTCCGGGCCGACTGCCGGCGTCATGACCGCAATCTGCTTCTGGTGTGGGGCTTGCATCATCGGCATCGTCGCGATGATCGCCGCGATCGGTTGGGGTGCGCCATGAGCACCGGCATCTACCTCGAGGTCGACGGCAAGCCAGTCCCGGCGCGCGAGCTCGTCTGGGAAATGACCGCACCATGCGGGTGTGCCTGCGCCTGGACCACGGTCCGCCAGGACTCACTCACAGAAGACCAAGCCTGGCGGTCGATGGCCACCAGCGCGGCGATGGTCAAACGAGACAAGAAGCGAGGGTTCACAACCGCCCTGGTGCGGCGCAGCGACTCGCGCATAAAGGAGGGCGTCTGCGAACACAGCCCGCAGTGGGGTGTGCAGCCGAATCCGATGCCGGACGGTCACACGTGGGCCGCCACCTCGCACGCCAAGGCGAAGGCGACACACCTGGTGCCTCTGGTGATCGAACGGGGATCGGAAAGCCCTTTCGGCGACGAGGTGGCCGCGATCTGTGGTCGATCGGCGAGCCGCCAGTGGTCAACGCAGTGGTGGTGCATCGACGGGTTGATCGAGTGCGCCGACTGCTGGAAGAAGGGTGGCGCGCTGTGACTGACCCTCTCGAGCGGATCCGCTACGACGACCCCGACGCCCCCTCTCTCTTCCCAACCCCTGTTGATGCCGCGGACCGTGCCTATGAGCAGTTGCGCGATGAACGAATCGAGGCTTCCGAATGATGCTGTGGGATTGCACGCACTGCGGTGCTGTTCGGCACGCCCCTTGTGGGGGTGCGACGTGTTTGCCAGCGCAGCGGATTGATGAGCGAGAGTTCAAGTCTGCTCGTATCGCCCGTGAGTCGGAGACGGCGCAGCAGCGGGAGTCGCTGCAGCGGTTACTGGATGGCGTGGCATGACCGCCCCGATGGATGTCCGCCAGTTCAACGACTGGCTCATGACGGGCGAGCGAGGCATCAGCTCGAACGCCATCGTCACCCACCTGACGGGTATCTACGTCAGCGGCGCCCACTACTGGGACTACCCGCATGACCCGTCCGACTTCCGTCGCTGCGAGCTACTGCTGCGCGCAGTGCCAGAGGCTCGACGCCATCTTCCTTCCCTCGCCTCCAAGGGCCTGGTCTGGGAGAGGCTCGTCGGCGCTTGGGACGAGCTGGTAGCACTCGGCGAGTCTGAGGTTCCCGGCATCTTCGACGGCGGCAGGGCGCATGGATCCGCGCCGAAGCTGTTCGCCCGCATGCAGGAGCTTCGCAAAGCTGGGGGTGGTGCGTGATGACCGCCTCGACGACACGGGTCATCGTGGATGCGTCGCAGATATGGCATCTGCCGACCGGTGCCCGGTTCCGTGAACTGGGTTCGCTGGGGCGCACGTTCACGGTCGGTGTCCGCCAAGGCCAACTGTGGCTGGGTGAAACCCCGTGCGGTGTGGAGGCTGTCGAGCTGCCGGTGGTGATCGTGTGACTACCTACACCGTCACTGCCCGCGGCTACGGCGGCAGCACCACTATCCAGATCGAACTCACCGGCGCCGGAGCTACAGCTGTCGCCAAGGTTGCACGAGCGATCAACGAAGCGTCGGAGTTCGGCTACGGGCCACTCATGCACATCGCGACCGGCGAACACGAACTCCTTTGGGACACGGAGGCGGACCTGTGATCAACCACTTGGACGGGCACACCCGGCTGGTCGCCTACCCGACTCTCACTCTCACTCGCCGACGCGCCATCCAGCTTGTGCTCGAGCAGGACGGCCGCGAACTCGGCATCCAGATCACGAGGGAGCTTGCCGAACAGATTGTGGCGCTCCTCGACGACCCGAAGGACGACTAATGACTGTTACTAATTTCCCGAACCAGCCTGTGCCGATCACCGTGTTCGGCAAGCCGGGCTGCCAGGGCTGCAAGATGACTGTCCGTCACCTGGACAAGCAGGGGACGCCGCACCAGTACCGGGATGTGACAACTGATCCGGCGGCGCACGAGATTGTGCAGGCGCTGGGCTACAAGGCTCTGCCGGTGGTGACTGCCGGCGACGTGCATTGGTCGGGGTACAGCCCGGACCGACTGAACACTTTGGGCCGGGTTCACGCGTTCGCACCGGATTTGACGTCGCGTGACGAGCTGGCCGCCAGCTACCTCGGGGAGACGGCATGAGCGTGTGCAAGCACTGCGAAAAGCCGATCGATCAGGTGCTCACTGGCTGCGACGTTTGGTTCCACACCCATCTGCAGCTGCACCCGTCGGCATGTCAGTACCCGCCAATCACCTACGCGACCCCGAAGGAGGAAGACCAGTGAGCGAGATTCAGGTGTTCACCGATAGCCAGTTGGCTCATCGGGTGGTGATGTTGAAAGCCCTCGCCGACCACATCAACCGCGAGTTCCGGTACGCGAAGGGCGAGTTGGCGGAGCGGATGGCGCGCGGTGATCGGCTGACCGCACGGGATGGTGCCTCCAAGTTGGGCAGCGTGTCGCTGTCGGATCCGAAACCGGTCGCGACCGTGTCGGATGAGGCGGCGTTCCGTGACTACATGTCCGTGAAGTACGGGGATGAGGCGCAGACGCAGGTCGAGTTGGGTGATGCTGCGGAGATTTGCGCGGTCCTCGCTGATACGGGGCATGAGGATTTGTTTTCGGTGCGTGAGGTGTTCCCGGATTGGGTGCGGGAGAACGCGTTGCGGGATGCGCTTGTGCGTGAGGTTCCGGGTGTGACGGTGACGACGCCGGCGGGGGTGTTGTCGGCGCGTACGGAGGAGGCTGCGGTTGAGGCGGTGAAGGCGGCGATCTCGTCGTCGGGTGTCCTCGCTATCGAAGGCGGTGCAGCATGAGTACCGCCGAGCAGATCATATTCGAGCATCGCGAGCTCGAACTGTTCGTCGACGGCGACGGGAAGCTCCGCTCGCATTGCCACTGCGGATGGGTCAGCCCCACAGCCGACTTCGCCGCCCACGTGATGGATGCACTCACCACCGCCGGCAAGAAGATCGTGGACCTGCCGGAGGTTGCAGCGGACGACATCTCAATCGGTGTTGTTTCGGCGCTCCACGACTACGGGGCGATCGACATCGAGACATCACCCGGTTTCGTCCGCATATTCGAGTCCACCGGCTGGTATAGCGCCGAGGCGATGACCTTCCTGGGCTCTGCGCTTATCGCTGTGGCCGCTGCTCGAGTGGCTGAGGGCGGTGCGGCATGAGCGCCACGGAATCGGGTGACGTGCGGCTGATCGCTACGTGGTCCGGGAAGGTCCATGCCGCGAGTCGAGACGGCCGAACCCTGGTGAGCAAGGAGGTGCAGGCGGCTTGCTCGCGGTCCATCTTCGGTGTGCCTTTCGACGACGAATCCATGTTCGGGGTCTACAGCCGGCGTCAGCAGAAGCTCCGCGCGCAGTACCGCAGCAGCCGCCCGTTCGATGACAAGGACGTGTGCCGGAACTGCGCCGGCGCATTGAACACCCCCGGCGGTGCAGCATGAGTATCCCTCGCACTCGGCCATCCGGGAAACCTTCATGGCCGATCATCCTCCTCGCCGGCATCGAAGGCAGCGGCAAGTCCTGGACCGCAGCCGAAGCCACCGGCATGGACCGCATCGGAAACGCCTACTGGGTTGAGATCGGCGAACGCATGGCCGACGAGTACGGCAACGTTCCGGGCGCCGACTTTGAGATCTTCCGCCACGACGGGTCATTTACGCAGATCCTCGCGTCGATCCGTGAGGCTGGTGACCAGCCGCTGGTGGATGGGAAGCCGAACCTGCTGATCGTCGACTCGATCACTGAGGTGTGGGATCTGCTCTCGAATGAGCAGCAGGCGATCGCCAACAACAAGCGTGGCCGCAAGGGTGGTGACGCGACGATCACGATGGATCAGTGGAATGCCGCTAAGAAGCGGTGGGGTTACGTCGTCAGCGCCCTCCGCGCCTTCCCTGGCCCGGTGATCGTGACGGCCCGCCTCGACAACGTGGCAGTGGTCGGCGGTGACGGACGCCCGACTGGTGCTTCGACGTGGAGGATCCGGGCGGAGAAGAACCTGCCGTTCGAGGTGCAGGTGATCATGCAGGCGCGTGAGCCCCGCCAGTGGGTGCTGACGAAGATCGCGTCGACCCAGTTGATCCTTCCGGAGGAGGGGCACCTGAAGTGGCCGCGGTTCTCGGTGGCGGACCTCCTTGAGCGGATGGGCCTGGTGGATGTTCAGCCGTCCACGTATGTGGAGCCGAATGCGGATCGTGCTGTCGGTGAGGCGGATCAGGCGCGGACTCGACTGTTGGAGGTCCTCAAGGCGGCGGGTGTCGAGCCTTCTGCAGCGAGCGCCGAGTTCGCTCAGCGTGGGCATGGGGATCTTCGGCAGTCGGATGATGCCGCCGCCATCGCTGACTTGATCGACTTCTACGCATCGGCGGTGCCGGCATGAACGACTTCAACCCGGTGTCCGTCGAGCAGTCAATCCGTGAGTGCGCGAACCAGATCGCGAAGGGTGTGACCATCTGCTCGAACGCCTACTCGGAGTTCCTGGCAGCCGATCGCGCATATGACCAGGCGTTCGCGAAGGCGTACATGGAAGCTGGCGGTGCCGCTCATGAGCGGAAGTACATCGCCGAACTCGCGACCTCTGAGGAACGCGAGCAGCGGGATCTGGCTGATGCCGCGAACCGGTATGCGGACCGCCGGGCCCGCGCCCTCGAGGCGGAACTGAGGGCGTGGCAGTCAGTTGGCGCGAGCGTCCGGTCGATGTATGGCGTCGCGGGAAGGGGTGAGCCATGAGTCGCCGGAAGACGGGCCCGAAGCAGGATGTGGTGGATCTCGTTCTGGCCCGCTGTGAGGGTGTCTGTGAGATTTGCGGGCAGGCCCGGTTCGAGCAGCTGCATCATCGCAGGGCCCGCGGTATGGGCGGTACACGCCGGGAGTCGACGAACACCGCATCCGCGCTGCTAGCGCTGTGTCAGCCGTGTCATGCGCTGGTGGAGTCGCAGCGCCTCGAAGCGTTGGATGCGGGCTGGTTGGTGAGCCAGTCGGCGGAGCCACGGAATGTGGCGGTGACCCGGCGGGGCCGGCCGGTGCTGCTGGACGACTTCGGCGGCACCACCGATCAAGAGGTGCCCTTCTAGTGCACTCCTGCATCTGCGATATGCCCGCCGGGCACCACGTTCCGGGCTGCATCCTCGCCCACCACAAGCCGCATGTTTTCCAGCCCCGCCTGCACTCCACGGAAGACCCGTGGTCGTGGGAGGCGCGGGGCATTCCGAATCCTGACAGGGAGGTTTCCCGATGACGAACACTCACATCATTCGCACGGACCGTGCTTACGGTGCCGTGAACGATTGGCCGGAGATGCGCGGCGACGAAGTGAAGTTGCTGACGGCGATCCTGCGGGGTGTGCCCCGCCTCGATGGGGCCGCATGTGTCGGGCACCCGAACCCGGACTTGTGGTTCGCAGACACCAACGACTTCCCTTCCCGCCTGGAGGCGTCCCGCATCTGCGCCGGATGCCCGGTGAAGGCTGCGTGCGAGTCGTTCGCGGAATCGTCGAATCAGCAGCACGGGTCGTGGGGTGATATCCGCTGCGTGGCGCCGGCACTTCGTGATGCGCCGCCTCGCCGGCCGACGTGCCGGAAGGGGCATCCGTGGACGGACGACAGCACCGGCTGGCGGAAGCGGTCTGCTGACGGGGATCAGGTCCGGTTCTGCCGGACGTGTCACGCGGATCGGCAGCGGGAACGCCGCCAGAAGGCCGCGTCATGAAAGTGACTGTGCTTGTTGACTGCCCGGTCTGTCGACGGCACATCGAATCAACAGGATCCACGGGCCGTGTGTGGCGGCATCTGGATAAGGCGGGGAATCAGTGCCCTATGTCGGGGCATCACATCGAGTTTGAGGAGGCAGCCTGATGGCTGGCGACGTTGTTATCACTGTTATTGGCAACCTGACGGAGGATCCGAGTTTGCGCTTCACGCCTGCGGGTGCGGCGGTCGCGAACTTCACTGTCGCCTCTACTCCGCGCACGTTCGACAAGCAGTCGAACGAGTGGAAGGACGGCGAAGCGTTGTTCCTCCGCTGCAGCATCTGGAAGGAGGCAGCCGAGAACGTGGCCGAATCCCTCACGCGCGGTTCCCGGGTGATCGTGTCCGGACGGCTCAAGCAGCGATCGTACGAGACTCGTGAGGGTGAGAAGCGCACCGTCGTCGAGCTTGAGGTCGACGAGATCGGCCCGTCGCTGCGGTACGCGACCGCGACCGTGAACAAGGCGAACCGTGGTGGCGGGTCTCGGAAGCCGGCGGGCAAGCCTGTTGATGATCCGTGGGGTTCGGCGCCGCAGCAGGACGGGTTCACGCCCTCCGATGATTCCCCTCCGTTCTGATGCGCGGCATCACCAACCCCGACAAGGAGACCCAGCGATGAGCGACACCAGTGTTCGCAAGTTCCGCAAGAAGCCCGTCGAGATCGAGGCGATGCAGCTCACCGATGACAACGCGGGTGCCGTCACCGCGTGGGTGACCAGCAACGGCCACCGTGCAGTGATGCGTGGCGGACCCGGTGGTGGATCGAAGGGCGCCACCGTCACCATTCGAACCCTCGAAGGTGACCACCTGGCCCAGGTCGGCGACTACGTGATCCGAGGAGTGGCAGGCGAGTTCTACCCATGCAAGCCCGACATCTTCGCGCAGACGTACACCGAGGAGACCCGATGACCGACACGATCACGCCCAGCCAGAGGTACCGCGTCGCAGCAGAGGTGGCGAGGGAGCGCGGACTGACCGTGCAGATTGTCGCCGACTGGGAAGCCGAGGCCGCCCGTTTGGAGGCTGAGGCAGCCCGCGACGAGGAAGCGGAGCGGTACGCGAAGGTGCAGTACGAGGGTGAGATCGCCTACGCAGCATTGGAGGGCAAGAGGTTCGGACCATGGGAAGAGGCGAGCAACTTCCAGCGTGCCGTCACACTCGCCGGCATCCGCGCCGTCCTGGACCAGCTTGCGGCTGATGGGCGTCTACTCCCCGAAGGCGGGACGGAGGAAGCGGCACAGACCTGCGAAGACATGTGCGAGGACAGCCACGGCGGCCTGGTATGCACCCGGCTGGCTGGACATCCCGGCCGACACGTCGCCCACAACGAAGAGGATCAGCCGCTGTTGAGCTGGCCTGCGACCCCGCCTGCTGTGTCTCTCCCGCTGGAGCTTCCGACCGAGCCAGGGTCCCGGATCAGGGCGTCGGTGAAGCGCTGGGGGTCCGCTCGCGAGTGGGCGGACACCGACCCGTACGTGGACACCTTCACGCTTGGCGAGAGGGACATTTGGCACGCCGAAAACGATTGCCTTGTCGTCGGCGCATGGAACCGCGAGTACATCACCGTGCTCGAAGTTCTGCCTGCTGTGTCTGTCCCGGACAGCGGGCCGGATGGCACACCGGAGAAGCCCTGGCCGACATGGCAGGACGTGCCGGAGGGGGTGAGGTACGTGAGTTCCGATGGGTGCTACTGCTTCGTCAACCGCAACGGCTCCCGGTTTCCTGCCGGACAGGCTGGCGAGTCGAAGTTCCGTTCGTCGTTCAGTGACGTGGTGATGGACTCCCTCGCCCCGTTTGTACGTGCGGACGGAGACAAGTGATGGCTGCGGAACAGGCCGTGGCGATCCGGTGCCGAGGATGCGGCTCGATCGAGGGCTACGGGAGCGAGATCCCAACGCCCGACCACTGCTCGAACTGTCCACCCTGGACTTGCGATGACTGCGGCCGACTCGACTCGGCCTCACAACACTGCCCTTGTTGGATCCCTCTCGATGGCTTGCCGCTCGCGGACATCAAAGCCCATATGGCTACTGCCGGATTGGAAGTGAACCCGTGAACCTCTTCAAGGCCCTCAATCGTCGCCGGTCGCAGGATCGTGTGGCCGACTTCATCGCGGACGTGGACGCCGCCACCGAGGCGGTGACCGTCGCGGAGATGCAACGTCGCGGACTCGTCACCTGCACCTGCAAGTCAGATGCGGACCGCTGCTCCAACTGCGCCCCGTTTGTACGTGTGGACGGAGACAAGGCATGAACGGATTCCTGTTCTCGGCCCGCGATATCCCGAAGGCGATGCTGCTGCGGTTCGCGCTCAAGCACCGCCCCGCCGACCTGTCTGGCATGAGCTACGAGCAGCTCGAATACCTCGGCATCGACGACGTCTACCCGCCCGCTGCAAGGGGTGGCGACATCTTGGTGCTCGCGAAAGGAGCGCCATGAGCACCGCGGAACAGATCATCGCCGAGGTCGTCCGTGAGCACACACCGATACACGACAACGGCCCGTTCGGTGACGACCCGTGGACGGGCTGTGCCGGCAAGGACTGCGCGGACTGGCCGGGCGGTGACGATGAGGCGTTCGACGCGCACGTCGCCGCACATGTGGTGGCTGCACTCACCAACGCCGGCAAAACGATCGTGGAGCTGCCCGAGGCGGACAGCACTAGTGGCCTCAGCCAGGAATGGCGACTGCCTCAGGCGAACACCGTGATCGGCTGGGTGGATGGCGAAGTCAGCATCGACGGGCACCTCGGTGGCTTGACGGTCACGGAGGCTCGCCAGACGGCTGCTGCGCTTCTGGCTGCTGCTCGTGTGGCGGAGGGCGGTGCCCAGCCGTGAGCGACAACATCACCGACCCGGAAGACGAGTTCTGGACCGGATGCGACGAGGACTGCCGAGACGACTGCACTGCCGACCATCGCGGAGAGGAGTGACCAGCAGTGAAGTGGATTCGCGCATGGCTCCGGGAGCAGATCCTGCCGTTTCAGTTCGACGCGTGGGACGAGGGATTCGACTACGCGTGGAACCTCGCCGAGAAGTACGCGGGACCAATCCAGTACGACAACGTCCCCGGCGAAGGCTACGAGGCCAACCCATACCGCGGCGGTGAGCGCCGTGAGTGAGGCATCCGATACCGGTATCGCCCGCTGTGTTCACACCATCGACGAACTGCAGGCAGCACTCGCCCGGTGCCGGCGGCTTGCCGAGCATTGGGCGGCACGGGCGGACCCGGCCGTCCGTGAGTGCGGGCTGACACTCCTCAACCGACTGGACGGGCCCACCTGAGAACCGTGTGGTCCGTCTGTGGGGCAACGGTTTTCGAGTATCAACACGAACACAGATTCGATAGAATGGGGACGGCCCCGGAAGTGCTGCGAACACTATCCGGGGCCTGACCCACCACCTTGCAACAGAAGGGACGGGCCTGCCGTGAATGCTACCGGCACCCAGCCGCGGATTCCCCGCCGGCACATCATCACCAGACTTGACGACATCCGCCGTGCACGTGAGGAGATTCGGGAGCATTGGATCGCTGCGATGCGTGAGGCGCGGGAACACGGGTTCACGAATCAGCAGATTGGTGACGTGTTGGGGGTGTCGGAGACGGCTGTCAGGAACGCTCTCAAACGGGCGGGAGGCAACTGATGCCGCGTATTCGGACGATCAAGCCGGAGTTCTTCCGGTCGCCGTCAACGGCGAAAGCGTCGTTCCCTGCCCGGATCCTGTACGAGGCGATGTGGTGCTGGGCTGACGACTACGGCATCGGCGAGACGAACGTGTACGGGCTTCTCGGGTTCGCGTTCTGCGATGAAGATCAGATCACTGTCTCTGAACTTCAGAGTCTTCTCAAGGAAGTTGCAAACGCCTACGACGTGACGTTTTACGAGGTCGAAAAGCGGCACTTTTTCGCGGTCCCGAGCTGGGATGAGCACCAGAAGACGCAGCGACGTGCGGGCAGGCGGAATCCGGCCCCTGATGACCATCGCGCCACCCTTGACCTGCGGTTTCACGGAAGCACTGAAACTGCACAGCAGACGCAAGGAAATTCAGTGCATACGCAAGGAAACTCACCTGCTGGAACAGGGGAACAGGGGAACAGGGGAACAGGGAAAGAAGAGACTTGCGCAGCTCCGCAGCGCGACACCGACCCGCCCCGCTTCGACGAGTTCTGGCAGGCGTACCCGCGGCGCAGGGATCGCCGGAAAGCGGTGAAGGCATTCACGGCCGCCGTGAAGCGGGCGAGTGTGGATCAGATCATCGACGGCGCCTACCGGTATGCGCAGGACCCGAACCGGCAGGAGCAGTACACGAAGTATCCGGAGGGCTGGTTGAACGGTGACGGCTGGCTTGATGAGCCTTTGCCGTCTCGGAATCCGCAGCGGCAGATGACGAGCCGTGAGCAGACGGTCATCGAGCTCGAGCTGATGAAGGACAACCCGAACCCGGAGATCCTGCGCCGCGCAGGCATCCAACCCCAGACCGGCCTCCGAGCGATCGAAGGAGCATTCCAGTGACCAAGGACCAGATCATCACCCTCCTGCAGACGGTCGCCGCCTATGACGGCCGCAAGATCGACTCGCTCGTGGTCGGTGCGTGGAGTGAGGCGGCGCAGCGGGCGAACTGGAATCCGGGCGAGGCTGTCGAGGCGGTGCATGAGCATTATTCGAAGTCTCACGCCTGGTTGATGCCGGGGCATGTGACGGAGTTGATTCGGTCTGGGAAGCGGGTTCCGGCTCCGGCGTCGGAGGTGTTGTCGTTGAATGCGGCTCCTCCGGCGTCTGCGGATCGCAGGGCTGAGGTGATGGCGGAGATTCGTCGGATCGCTGACCGGAAGTCGGTGGGCAATGGCTGACTGCAAGGATTGTGTGGCGGAGGGGGTGACGACGAACCGGCCTGCACCGCATCAGGGCCCCCGATGCACCACGCACCATCGGCTGGTCGTGAAAGCCCGCAGGAAGGCCGCTCACGCCCGCAGGGTTACATCCACCTACGGGATCGGTTTTCACGCGTACACGGCGATCCTGGACGCCCAGAACGGCCGCTGCTACATCTGCCAGCGGGCGACAGGTGCCACGAAACGGTTGGCTGTCGACCACGACCACACGTGTTGCCCTGCCGGCGGATCCTGCGGCCGATGCGTTCGCGGGCTCCTCTGCAGCCCATGCAACCGGCTTCTCGGCCACCTACGGGACGACCCCGACGCGTTCCGTCGGGCCATCACCTACCTACGGGACAAGCCCGCGCAGGCCGTCCTCAACTCCCTCGACACCAAGGACCACCAATGACAACCCGCACTGCTGGCTGGAGGTGGCGTATCCGAAGCGTCGCCCTCAACCCGGGCTGTGGATATCACTGGGAAGTCCAGGGTTCCGATGGCGAATGGTGGGCCAGCGTCGGCACCTGGCAGGACGCAATTGACTACGTGAACGACCCTGAGCACTTGGAGGCATCGTGAGCACACGAGACGAACTCGCCAACCTGATCGACGACGCCGCGGAATGGGCCACGAGCCAGGGGCGCATCTGCTCGCCCCACGAGGTCGCCGACGCGATCCTCGCCGCCGGCTACTCCCGCCCGCGTGTGGTGGAGACCATCGAAGACGCAGCGGCGTTGCCTGACGGCTCGGTGATCCTGCACGAAGGGATGGCATACCAGGCGTCGAGCTACGTCAGCGAAGCCCATCCCGACGGTTACATCTGCTGGGAGTGCCACGAGAGTTGGCGGGGAGAGCTCGGACACGCAGACATCCTCCCCGCGACTGTCATCCACCTACCCAAGGAGACATCATGACCAACACTGCCCCGATCATCGGTTACATCGTTGTCTCCAAGCGGGACCGGGGGGACGGCGGATTCGACTACATCGACGTGAGCTCGCTGTGGCCGCACCGAGAAAGCGCCGAAGGTAGCCGCAGGGAGTGGCTCGAGATGGCGAAGAAGCATCCCGCCCGCTACCGGGACACCGAGTTCATCATCGCCGAAGTCAGGGGGAACGCATGACGGACATCATCGACGCCATCGACGCGCTCGTCGACGAGCAGATGGCCGGCGGTGAACCGATCGGCGGCTACGACTACAACGACCCCAACTACCCACAGTGCCCGCACTGCGGCGACGACTGGCACGGCCTGAAGATCACCCGACGAATGCGCGACATGCGCTGGGACGGCATCTTCGACGAGAACTACCGGTACGCCGACGACGAATCCGAGGTGCTGTGCCCGGGCTCGGACTTCATCGGGCCGTGGGCGCGCGTATGGCAGGTCGAGATGATGCGCACCGAGAAGTACGGAACCCTCCCGCCTGGCGTCGAATGGCGAGACCCCATCCTGCCCACGAGACGCACCCGGCAGGATGGACCGCCGTGGGTCCGGTGGCACGGCGGCGGCTGCGACTGCACCGAATGCCGCCGCGTCAACTGGACAGTCGAGGTTGGCGGGCGGGCACTGGGTCGCGAGGACGGCGTCGAGTCCTTCGGATTCACCTACCACCTACCCGCCGACATCGATTCCCTTGTCGGCGCCGTCTTACCCCAAGCGGCCTGGCTGTCATGCGGGGCTGCAGTTGACCCGGAGGCTGCGCCCGAAGCACTTCAACGCTCCCCACGAAGGAGGAACCGGTGACCGACTTCCACATCACCGCCACCCAGATGCGGGCACTCGTCGCACTCCTCGGTGAGATCCCCGCCCTCATCGACGACCTCGCCATCACCCTCACCCGGCAGGACTGCATCGGCGCCGGCGGAATGAGGGTCACCGGAGGGAGTGACGAACAGCCCCTGCCGATCAACCTGGCGGCATCGGATGCGCATGACCTGTTGCACTCCACCCTCGCCTCATGGGCCCGCCACACCGAAGAAGCTCGAGGGCACGCCTACACGGGCCCACGCTCCACCCTTGGGTTGTCGACATGGCTCGCCACCAACGTCACCCGCCTGGCGATGACGGAAGGCTGCGAGGAAGCGCACGACGAAATCGAGCACGCCATGAGCCAATGCCGACGAGTCTGCGACCTACCCGCCGACCCGTACTGGAAGACCGCAGGCACACCCGACCAGGCGCGGGCCACCGAACTACCAGCGTCGGGGATCGCGGTCGCGGCGAAGTCCCTCGGCCCCGAGTACGCGGAACTGACACGGGACCGCGTGAACGGGCTACACAAGACCGGCAGAATCACCGCAGTACGCGTCTTGGAGGACACCCCGATCTACCGGTTGGGTGATGTGATGGATGCGCATGTGGCGACACCGACGAGGCGAAGGAAGAAGACAGCATGAGCGAGAAGGTTGAACTGGCAGCCATTCGCCATCCGAAGATCAACCCGGAGGTGATGGCAGCAGCTGTCGCAGGTTTCACCACCATGAGCGTCAGGATGGCGGAATCAGTAGCCAAAGGTGCGGCGGAGGCCGGTCACGTCCTAGCCCAGATGGCGGTGGCAGGGAAGGTTGGGTGGCGACAGTGAGCGACCTGGTGGAGTTCCTGCGGGCACGCCTCGACGAAGACGAACAGACGGCGACTGCCGCCACTTCAGCCACCTTCGGTGAAGTCCCGACGTGGACGTCGAAGGACGACGGAACCGGGGAGCAGACCCACGGATACGTTATGGCGGACCACACGGCAATCTGCGGTCACGACGGTGACGACGTGCCGCTCCCCGTCGCTGACCACATCGCCCGGCATGATCCGGCCCGCGTGCTGCGGGAAGTGGAAGCTAAACGGCAGATCATGGACCAGTTCGAGTACGACGCCGAGATGGGCTACAGCGACCAATCAGGTCTTGTCCTGCGGATGCTGGCCTCCGTGTACTCGGATCATCCTGACTATCAGCAGGAGTGGGCTATCGGCTGATGGCCTTATCCACGGGCATCGTGTAGGCTAAAGCCTGAAGCGAGTGGTGATTCTGAATCCCGCTCGCTTTCGGCGTATCTGGGGGAAGATCCCGGAGGCGCCCGTCACCTCCCGGGCATGAGCCTGCAAACTGCCTCGTCGCCTGCGGCGTAATCCATTGCAGGGATGCGAGCCCCAGAGATGCGCTCGCTCCAGCCGTACTCGATGCGGCGAGCCCTACGGATTGCCAACGCGGTGCCGTAGCTGACAACTGAATAGGTCCCCTGTAGCTCAACAGGTAGAGCCGTGGCGCTGGAAGGCGGCCGCACAGACGCCGGTTCGAGTCCGGCCAGGGGAACAACCGCAGTCGAGCGTAGAAGCCGCTCGTCGATGAACATGCCGTCAAGGTCCTGCTGCGTGGACAGAGGGCGGACCGGGCAAGCGTCGAGCCGGGTACGAAAGTCGACGCACCATCTTCCGGGACATCCTGTGTTGCAGCCTCTTCCCCGGCGCACGCACGCCACACGGTGGCAGTCCCGGCCCCCGCGAGCAGCCTCTGGCGCCCGGGGATACAGCGCCCCGCCGGCAACTCCCCTGCCGGCGGGGCGCACATACTTCCGTCCAGCCGCAGAGGAGAGTCCGTGAAGTACTTCTACGACACCGAGTTCCTCGAAGACGGCAAGACCATTGAACTCATCTCGATCGGCATCGTCGCCGAGGATGGCCGCGAGTACTACGCGGTGAACGCGGACGCTGACTGGCAGCGCATCCGGGCGGATGAGTGGCTGATGCACAACGTCGTGCGGCACCTGCCGTTCAGTGGCGACGACGAGTGGAAGCCGAAGGCGCGGATCCGCGATGAGGTATCAGCCTTCCTCGTAGGGGATGGTGTCGAGCTCTGGGCCGACTATGCCGCCTACGACCATGTCGCCTTAGCGCAGTTGTTCGGACGGATGATCGATCTGCCGTCGCACGTGCCGATGTTCACGAACGACTTCCAGCAGCTGTTGCGGACGCTGGGTGGCCCGGAACTGCCGGAGCAAACCGATGGGGTGCATGACGCCCTCGCCGATGCCCGGCACCTAAAGCACTGCTTCGGACGGCTTGGACCGAAGCCCAAGACTTCCGTCCACGCTCGGATGACTCACCCCAAGTCGGCCTGGCAGCCCTGAGCGTGGGCGGAACCCCACCCCCGAAGGAGGCGACCGTGATCTCCTGGCTAGCGAACCTGTTCATCAACATGGGTGAGCAGATGCTGACGGAACAGCAGCGGACAGAGCGCGGCGGTATCACCATCAACGCCACCGAAGTCCACATCCACGGTCAAGCCGACAGTCTGGACAAGTCGGAAGTCAAGGGCAGAAGCTTCACCCGACGCTGGAATCAAAGGAACTCATGACCATCATCGCCGCTATCGCCACGGACACTCACGTCGTCATGGGATCCGACATCGCCGTCGACTACTGCGGCACCGTCATCCACAAGGCCGCCAGCAAAGTCTTCGCTGTCACCACAGTCGACGGGGAGCGGGTCCTGTTCGGTGTCGCCGGCAACGGCGGTCTCGGTTCGGCGATCAAGCGGAGCCTCGCCATCGACGGAACCCCTGACCCCGACGACCACGAGGCCGCGGACAACTGGGCGTCCACCGTCACTGAAGCGATCACCGGCATCTGCGACAGCACAACCCCGCGGCTCACCACCGCCGTCGACGGAAGCTCCGACACCCTTGACGGCGCAATGCTCATGGCGTGGCGTCAGCACCTCTGGTACGTGTTCACGCACACCGCGTTCCGCCCCAACGACGGCGTCGCCGCAGTGGGTAGTGGCGACGAGGCTGCGCGAGGATCCATGTACACATCCCTCTCACACGGAGCTGACGCCTACACCGCTGTGCATGACGCGGTGAAGTGGGCGTCGAACATCAACATCGGCTGCCGCCTCGACGACCGCGGCCCACTCGTATCCGCCACCGTCGATGGATGGCATGAGGCTGACAGTGCTATCCCATCGGGCGCGTCGGCTGAGCGAGTCACGCAGACTCGGGATGGGTTCAAGATCGAAGGCGCGCCAACCCAAGGGAGGAACCTGAATGCCTGGCATCGCGAAGAAGGCTGTGCTTGATCTGGCGCAGAAGAAGTTCTATGTGGACGGCGAAGAGTTCCCGTGGTTCATCGACGCGGATGGTCCGACGCTCAATAACCTGTGCAGCCCGGACACACTCCGCTCGGTGACGCTCACCTTCTTCGTTGAGGACGTCGAGGTTATCCCCGAAGAGGGCGAGGACGCCACAGACACTCAGGTGCCCGCCTATAGAGAGCCTTGCGATGCGGCGGAGATAGTCAAGCGAGTGAACCTGCGCAATGGCAGCGGGGTCATTCGGTCCGGCTTCTGATGGCACGCAGCCGTAACCGTGTCTGCCGCATCCCCGGCTGCCCCAACATCCAACCCGACACACTCTGCCCCCGACACCAACAGGAACGGGACAGACACCAGAGGGCAACAACACCAACGAAGGTCACCCGCGACGCGGCAGAGCAGAAGCGACGCAAAGCCGCCGTCGACGCACACAGGGCACGGTATGGCAACTGGTGCCCCGGCATCGGCAGACCCGCACACCAGGCCACAGACCTCACCGCCAACCACGTCACCCCAATCGCTAGAGGCGGAGACCCACGAGGCCCCCTGACAGTCGTCTGCCGGTCCTGCAACTCCCGCCAAGCCGACCGATTCTGAGGGCGCCCACGGGCCAGCCAGACGGTCGGAACACCCACCCCCACCCGGGGATCCCCTCGACCCCTCAAACGATTCGCCGCGGGGGAGGGCGCAAATCCGCACAGATGGTTCAAACGTTTCCGGAGGGCGCGATGCCTGCCGGTCCCCGATGGTGGTGCGACGCCACTGAAGGATGGTGATCACGATGGCTCGTGGTGGTGCTCGGAATAGGTCTGGTCCTCAGGTTGATCCGTCGTCGGCTCGTTCTGATCGGCGGGGTGTGTCGTTGTCGGCGTTGCCGAGTGAGGGCTATCGGGGTGAGGTTCCAGGGTTCCCGTTGCTGCGCCGGAGTGTGATGCGGTGGGAGTTCGGGGAGAAGGGCTCCAAGTATCAGGTTGTTGACGAGGATGCGACGGAGCAGATCGCGGACCGTGAGGCTGAGCTGTGGGCGTGGGCGTGGAGGACGCCGCAGGCTGTGGCGTGGGCTCGTGAGCCGTGGCGTTGGCAGTCTGTCGCCCAGTGGGTGCGGACGTCGGTGATCTGTGAGACGAGTGAGGCGACTGCCGCTGACCGCGGGTCGGTGCATCGTTTCGCGGATCAGATTGGTTTGACGCCGGCTGGTTTGAAGGAGAACGGCTGGCAGATCGCTGCTGATGAGGTTGCGGAGGCTCGTGTCGAGAAGTCGACACCTGTCGAGCCTTCGGTGACTCCGCAGCGTCGTCTTCGGTCGGTGTCCGGTGGAGGATCTTGACGGTTTCCTCGTCGACTTCCCGACGCTGGGTGATATCGGTGAGGCTTGGATTCGGCAGCATTGCCGGGTGCCGGACGGTCATCGGCGTGGCGCCGAGTTCGTGTGGTCTGACTGGCAGTTCTGGTGTGCTGCCAAGTATTACCAGGTGCGGCCCGGTGTCGAGTGGGGCGTCGGCGAGGCTGGGGAGCCTGAGCCGCTGTTCAATCAGGCGTTCGTGTATCGGCGGGCGCAGGTGGTTGCTCCGCAGAAGACGGGTAAGGGTCCGTGGGCTGCGTCGTTGACG